AAAAGTCAAAAAACAGCAGTTCAATTCTGCTACGCGCAGTCTGTCTGCAAACAGAAAGAGCGAGTCTAGATTTTTACAGCTCTTTTTTTTATTCGTACCTTTACCAAAAAACAACATGAAAATCTTATACGACAATCTTATCACTAAAACACTACTCGCGCTTATCGTTTATGCTCTACTTTGCATTGATCGGTTGATATTAGTTCTAGTCCCGTTTGTAGATAGCTACTCACTACAATCGATTGACCAATTCAGAGAGACAGCACCAAGCATTTATTTCGAACAGGTTAAAATTATAGCAATACGGGTTGGACTGTTCTTAGTCGCGGCTACTTTAGTTATCGAATACCAATACAGCTTTCTATTGTTCGCTTGGACGTTGACAGGATTAATCTTGTTAGGTGTCGCCTGGTTGATAGTTTATATTGTGGCGCGTGTTAAATATGGAACTGAAGAATAATACGTACATTGTAACTTAGTTGGTTAGGTGAATGAAGAAACGGGAGTAGATGCCCGTTTTTTTTTGTTGTATATTTGTGTGTAACGAAACCAAAAAAAATGGAAAACGATCAAGATTTAACAGACTTCGCTAATCACATGATGAAGCAAATCAAAGACGGCAAGAAAAATCAAGACCCTAACGGTGATTACTTGGTAACTGATGCCGATTATCAGAATTGGAAACTCGAACAGGAATGAAGCGATCAAGGTAGAAAGTAATTTGAAAATGTAATAGGATGGAAGCTGCAAACGATCAAAGAAATGAAAAAGGACAATTCGCAATAGGGAACTATTCAAGTGTTAAGAAATGGGATTCACCAGAAGATTTACAATTAGAAATTGATGCTTACTTTTTAGAATGTGAGCTAAACAAAGTCCACACACTAAAGGATGGAACAACTATCTTTGAGCCATACACAATAGAAGGTTTAGCGTTGGTTCTAGACTGTTCTGTTGAGACGTTGCGCAACTATGAAAAGCAAGAAGGATACGAGCCGTATTTTGGAACTATAAAAAGGGCGAAGCTTAAAATACAGAAACAAAAAGTGATAAATGGACATGTAGGGCTGTCAAATTCTACAATGACAATTTTTGATTTAAAGAACAATCACGGCTACAAAGACAAGACAGAAACCGACGTAACAACCAAAGGCGATAAGCTTAATTCTATACCTGTAACGTCTTGGGTAGACGGGATCGCTGAAGGTGGAAAAGATATGGATAATTTCGATCCAAACGAACAAGACGATTAATGAGCTTATCAGTAATTGATAAGATATTCAAACCGTTATACATTAGCAAAAAAAGGTATTTCTTTTTGACGGGTGGACGTGGATCAACTAAGACATGGAATGAACATGAGTTTGTTGCTAAATTGACCTATGAAAAAGGACACGGTATATTGTTTACTCGTTACACAATGGCATCGGCTGAAAAGTCAATTATTCCAGAATTTAGGCAGACAATAGACCGTTTAGGAATGACGGAAGATTTCCACATCACAAAGACAACAGCAACAAATTTAATTACAGGAACGTTTATATTCTTCTCAGGAATAAAGACATCTAGTGGAGATCAAACCGCGAATCTTAAATCATTACCGGGGATTACTACATGGGTAATTGAAGAGGGTGAAGATTTTAATGATGAAAAAACCTTTGACACTATTGACGATTCAATACGGCAAAAAGGAAAGAGAAACCGCGTTATTTGGATTATGAACCCATCAGATCGTGAGCATTTTATCTACAAAAGATGGGTTGCAGATTGGGAAGTTCCTGTTGATATTGATGGATTCCAGATTATGGTTTCAGATCATCCAGAAGTTGAATCAATCCATAGTACATACCTAGTTGCAACAAAATATTTAAATCATTCATTCTTAAAGAAGGCTTGGAAATGGAGGACACGCGCAAAGACGGGTTATTGCCCAATAGAAGAAAAAGAACTGAATGAAGATGAGAAAGTAAAAGCGATTAATTGGTACAAAGGGAATTACTTAGGTGGTTGGCTAGATCAGGCTGAAGGTGTTATCTATGACGATTGGCGAGTGGGTGAATTCCCTGACAACTTACCGTATATCTACGGAATGGATTTAGGCTCATCCGATCCTGATGCGATTGTTAAGGTCGCTATTGATTGGGGAACAATGACGGCATACATAGATGAAACACACTATCAAAACAACTCAGGAAGCGCCCAGCTACATCAATCTGTTTTCAATAAGATAGGCGTTGATGATTTCATAGTTTCGGATAGTAACGAACGAAGATTAATTCAAGACATGCAAGACGGTCAATACTCACCTGAAGGAAAATGGTTAGCAGGCTTGAATATACAGCCAGTGCAGAAGCGAGGGGTTAATGGGATGGGCTTTGTGAAGTACAAGATTAGCCTTACGAAATCATTTACATTGGTATTCACACCACGCTCAGTAAATTGTATAAAATCGGTAAGAAATTACGTATGGCATGATAAACGCGCCAACGTTCCAAAGCATGATTATTCGCATTTGCCAAACGCTTGGGAATACGCGATTGTAGAATTAAACGATTAATTGATAAAAAAACGTTACTTTTGAATATATTATAGCGCGCATGGCAAACAAAGTAACCTTCAAGAACATAGACGAAGTAGGTGAATTTATTAAGGATCATCAAAAAATGCAACCTTGGGTACTTACATCTAGGGAGTACTCCGTACTTTTAAGAGCTTTGCTTGAAGGCTTAGGATTTACAAAACTACTTATTAATCGAATAGAAAACCTAGAATCGTCCAAGCGTATTGCCGTCAGGGAAAAGTACTCTAAGGATATAAGATCAATAGGAGCTAGACTTACAAACGCACGTTCAAACGTATTTCAAGCAAATGGAGGCTCTGTTGAGTTATTGATTAAGTCAGAAAATATACGTATCGAATTGAATGGCATTCTAAACTCGTTCAAAGGTCAGAAGTCAATACATGGCTATCTATCCGAAAACCTTTTTCAATTAGCAGACATTGATCCATCAGGTTTGATATTTCTTGAGTACACATCGGAAAACGGAAGCGTAAAAGACATATATCCAACATACAAATCTATTCAAGATATCAGATATTATGATGCGGACGGTCAAGCAGTTGAAGTTGTATTGTTTGAACCTAAACCAATTCCCAACGGTTTACAATGGCGACTAGTTGATTCCAAACGTGAATGGATTGTGAACCAATATGGATTAGTATTTGAAGAAGATGAAAAATCTTTTGATCACCCGTTTGGCGCTGTACCTTCTGTTGTGTTAAGCGAGAAGATTAAAACGGGTTGTAAGTCTCGTTTGTCATGGTTCGATAAAGTGATTCCAGACATGGAAATGTACGCTTTAAAAACGTCCGTTAAGACTATATACGAAATACAAAAAGGTTTTCCTGAGCACTGGAAAATGAAAGCCAAACATAGAGACGAAGTAGGTCAAAGCAGAACAGGGCAAGGCGTAGACATTTCAAAGAGCTTACAGGGTGACGCTATTTCTGCTGACGTTTCAGATGTTACACTAGTGCCAAACCCAAGATCGGGCGATCCTGTTATTAGGGCATATTCAGGTTACGTTTCTCCTGATATTGACTATTTAGATTACTCTACTAAATCGATCAAAGAATTAGAGGAACAAATTTCTGAAACGCTTTGGGGAATTACTAAAGAGAAGGACTCGAAAGGTGATGAAACGGCAACAGGCAGATACATTGATCAACAACCAATTCATAACGCACTAAACAACCTTACAGATGTAGCTGAATATGTTCAAAATACATTGGCGAACTTTGTTATTAAGGCTATTGATCGTACAAAATCGGACGAAAACCGTTACATTTACATTGCAGGGCGTAGGTTCTTAATCGAATCAGTTGATGCCGTTTTGGAGCGTTACGACAAATCAAGGCTTAACAACTTGCCTAGTACAATGCTTGATAAGCTACTCGAAGAATGGGTACTTACTAAGTATAAGACTGATCCAATGATGCAGGATCAAATGATGAAAAAGATCAAGATAGAGCCTTATGTGCATTGGGATATTGTTACGGTTCACACGCTGTTTGGTGCGCCTGAAGCATATCAAAAAATATTATTCAATGACTGGTGGAAAAAGGATGCTGATAAGTCAAAGGATTACGAGACATTACAAAAAGAGTTTAATTTTAAAATAGAACAGGATGATAGTAGTAGCAGATTTGTACCAATTGAAGGACAGACAAAATGAAGTTTATCAAAAAGCTGGAACAAAAGTAGTTGAACGACCTAAAATGAAGGTTGAACAATCGTACGTTGAACAAGTTAACGGAAGCTCGGAAGTGAGTGGTAAATTATTTGTAGTGGATAAACAAGCAACTGAGGATTGGAAAGTAGAGAATGCCGAACATGTAGAAAAAATTCAAGACGAAGCAAAGAAAGCTAAGTTAGGTCTTACTGATATCGCAGAAGCGTTAATCAATAAATCTAACGACGAACCAAAACGAACGCGCAGAACTAAAGCAGAGATTGAAACCGATAAAAACAAGGATTAATTAACAGTTAAAAGCAGCAGCAGTATGAAAATTAAAGTGGCAGGTAAAATGATCGAAATTGATGACGCAGTATTAACCAAAGCACTCGAAGATAAAACGGATGTTTCAGTTGATTCTGAATTAATTATAAGGTCGCCAGATGAAAACGATACATTTATTGAAAACCTAAAAACTGAACAGATCAAGGTTGGAATGGAAGTTGGGATAAAAAAATTCAAGCAGCATGTCGGGCTTGAAGTTGAGGGTAAAGATTACGCTAAAATAGCGGATGCGTTCAAGCAGAAGGTGATTGACGAGTCTAACATTTCAATCGATGAAAAAGAAAAGAAATACAAGGCAGACATCAAAACGTTGCAGGATTCAAATAGCGGGTTATTAGCGTCAGTTGATACGGAAAAAGCTAAATCATCAAGTATTGAGAAAAGATACAAGATTGAACGTCATGTTGAGAAGTTGATCCCTGTTAAAATTTCTATCCCTCGTGATGACATGGCTGTGATTCTTTCTAGTAAGTTTGATTTTGACATTTCTGAAGAGGGTCAGTTTATTGCTAAAAATAAATTAACAGGCGCGATTCTACAAGACAAGAACACGTTAAGTCCTACGCCATTTAAGGAAGTTATCGGCAGATTGTTTGAGAACAATCCAGGATACTTACCGGGCGTTGACGGTGGAAGCGGTGGAGGTGACTCTGGCGGTTCAGGGAAAACGTCTGTTGATGATTACGCTAAAACATTAATAGAAGCAGGTCACGCACCAAACTCGGAATCGTTTAACGCGGAAATGAACAAAGCTATCGAAAGTAAAGCGGTATCACTTGAAGATTAATTAACACACATAATTGAAAGCCCGTGCATATAGTTCGGGCTTTTTTTAATATAAAGCAGCATGAAAAAATACACTAAAAACCTAATCACATTAAATGAGTTTTCGTTTATGATGTCTAAAAAACGAATCAGTAGTGATGAATTCAAAAAAGCAATTAAGGAGTACACCCTATTTTTAGAAACTAC